CAATCACGCGAAATTTATTCCCACTCCATATAAAAATATTTTAGGAGGTGCCTATATATGGCAGATGGTAGACCGAAACCTCTTGCCCTAGTACAAGGGCATCGAACAAAAGCCGAAAAAGCCGTGAGACAAAAAGCTGAAGCGGCTTTACTAACCGGCAGCCCCATGAAGGAAAATCCAGAGGTTAAAAATAACCCTATAGCCCACAAGGAATTCCAGCGAATTAGGAAGCTGCTAAAGGCCATCGACAAGGACGATGACCTCAGCGGCAATATTATAAATACTCACTGTATGCTCCATGCCGAGTGCAAAGAATTTGAGCAGATGAAAGAGAAGCTGCATAAAGACATAGCTCAAATAGAGGAAGCTTACAACAACCATGAGATAGATATTGTTACCTTGATTGACCGAAGAGGATCAATGCAAGATATGCTTTTTAGCTGTGATAAGAAAGTCATGGAAAAGCGTAAGATGATTCTGGACATATCCAAGGAAAATATTATGACCATACAATCTGCTCTCCGGTCCATTCCGAAGAAGCCTGAACAAAAGCAGCCGTCCAAGATGGCTGCTATGCTTGAAAAAAGACAGGTGAAGTGATGTGTTCAATAAACAAAGAGCCTTGGAAGTAATTGAGTTTGTGCAGCTGCTTAACCTTACCGATGATTTTTACGGTCAGCCGTTGGTATTGCAGGACTGGCAACATAATATTATTTGGGATGTGTACGGTACTGTAACCGACAAAGGCACCAGGCAATATAGGCATGCTTATCTTGAAATACCAAAGAAAAACGGCAAGACCACTTTAATTGCAGCCTTAGGCGTGACGCACTTAGCGCTTGATGCTCCCGGAGGTCAAATATATTGCTGCGCCGCTGACAGAGCACAGGCTGAATTAACATATAATGCAGCTGTACAAATGATCCAGCAGGATCCGGAGCTTGAGGATCTCTTTAAGATCACTGACAGCAAAAAGCTTATCGTAAATAAGCAGACAGGCACTTTCCTGAAGGTTCTTTCAGCTGAAGCGTACACAAAGCACGGAATCAACCCAACTGTGGTTATATTTGACGAGCTCCACGCTCAGCCGAACCGAGACTTATACGATGTTATGACGTTCGGCTCAGGTGCTGCAAGGAAAGAGCCTCTCTACTGGGTAATCACCACAGCCGGTGACGACCCTGACCGCCACAGTATTGGTTGGGAAGTCCACGAATATGCCAGAAAAATTAGAGATGGCGAAATTATCGACCCTTACTGGTATGTAAAAATATTTAATGCACCTGAAGAATGTGACATATTTGATGAGAAGATATGGTACGAAGTAAACCCTTCTCTGGGTGTAACTATAGACATAGAATCCGTAAGACAGGAAGCAATTGGAGCCCGGAACGACCCAGCCAAAGAAAAGCTATTCCGTTGGTTGCGCTTAAATCAGTGGGTGAGCCTAAAGCGTATAGGATGGCTGCCGCTCACACTGTGGGATTCCACAGTTGGGAAGTGGTCACTGGCAGATCTGACGGGTAAAAAGTGTTACATCGGGCTTGACTTATCCTCCACCGGGGACATAACCGGAGCTTGCGCTCTGTTCCCACCACAGGAAGGATTTGACGACTGGAGGTCCATATATGAATCGTGGATCCCAGAAGAGGGGATGAAACAGCGGGTTATAAAAGACGGCGCTCCATATGATAGATTTGTGAAAGAAAAGCACCTTATAGCAACGCCAGGAAATGCTGTTGACTATGACTATGTGGAAGCAAGACTATTGACATTAGACCAGCTTTACGATGTCCAAGCTCTCTGTCCTGATCCATGGAACAGCAGAATGCTGACACAGAGGTTGGATAAAGCCGGGATGAAAATAATAGAAGTGCCACAAACAATGGCGAGTATGTCACCTGCGATGAAAGAGCAGGAAAGACTGATGAAAACAGGTCAGTATACCCACGAAAACAACCCTGTAGCGCGCTGGTGCTTTGGGAATGTCAACGTGGCAGTAGATGGCAATGGTAATATCAAGCCTATGAAAAATAAATCGGTTGAAAAAATCGACATAGCCGTTGCTGAGATAAATGCAATGGCTATTGCTATGTTGATGGAAGTAAAAAAATCAATATACGAAACTAGAGGCATGCGAAGCCTGTAAGGAGGAAAAGAGATTGAATATAATACAAAAAATGGCTTTTGGCTTGGTAAAAAATCAGGTAAGCGATTATATAAACAAGTTCCTTTCAGGAGAAGACATAGCCAAATATGATTCACCCGGGCAGATGTCATCAGAAATTGCAATGAAATACACTGCTGTATTTGGGTGTAACCGTGTGCTTTCAGAAACAAAAGCTTGTATGCCGATTATGCTGTACCGCAAAAAGCAAAACGGAGAGCGTGAGCCGGTAAATGATTTACTGATTTATGATGTGCTTCACAGCGCTCCGAATGAGGAGATGAGCCAATTTGCTTTTGATGAAACATGCATGACAGCTCTTAACCTTGGGGGAAACTCGGTATCTGAAAAACTTGTAAACGGGAAAGGTGATATTGTCGGGCTGTACCCATACCGATGGGAGCAGGTAAGAATCGAGAGAAACCGAGAAACAAACAAGCTTGAGTATGAGATCACGCAAGGTGCTAAGAAAAAAACTCTGAGGCGTGAGCAGGTGCTGCACATTCCCGGCATAAGTTTTGACGGTATTATCGGGATGTCTCCTCTGGAATACGCTGCATCGGCAATAAGGCTTGGCAAAAGCTATGAGCTATTTGGCGAGAACCTTTACCGCAACGGAGCAAATCCCACCCTTGTGTTTAAATTCCCGCATGTTTTGGGTGAAGAAGCCTACCAAAGACTTAAAAAAGACCTTGATAAAAATTATACAGGATTAACAAACACCGGTAAGCCAATGCTTTTGGAAGAAGGTGGAGAAGCAATTCCGGTTACGATAAAGCCTGCTGATGCTCAGCTGATTGAAAATAAAAGATTTTCAACCGAGGACATAGCTAGAATTTATCGCGTTCCACTCCACCTGCTGCAAGACTTGTCACGGTCTACCAACAATAATATCGAGCACCAGAGCCTTGAATTTGTTATGTACACAATGCTGCCTTGGGCGAAGCGATTTGAGTCAAACCAGAATCAGCAGCTACTAACACCCGCTCAAAGACAAGCAGGGTATTTCCTTGAACATAACATGAATGGGCTGCTTCGCGGTGATGCTGCGAGCCGAGCTACAGCATATGCAACCGGAAGGCAGTGGGGATGGCTATCTGTCAATGATATCAGGCGCTTGGAAAACATGAACCCCATACCCAACGGAGATATATACCTGCAGCCGCTTAATATGGGTGAAGCAGGAAAGATACAGACAGCAGATCAGGTCAAAGCATTAGCAGAACAATACTTTAATGCACTGACAAAAGGAGGCGAAATTAGCAAATGAAGTTTTGGAATTTTATAAAAAACGATGCAGCATCAGAAGAGGATGTGGAGCTCAGGATAACCGGGGAAATAATTGACGACGACTGGGCATGGCTTTACGATTGGTTTGACATCCCGGCAGCATCTCCAAACGCATTCCGACAGGAGCTCAAAGAACACGCAGGTAAAAACATAACCGTGTGGATAGATAGCTATGGCGGTAGCGTTATGGCTGGTACCGGCATTTATAACGCCCTGAAAGAACACAAAGGCAAAAAGACAGTAAAGATTGACGGTAAGGCAATGTCAGCGGCTTCAGTAATAGCAATGGCCGGTGATGAAGTATTGATGAGCCCGGGAAGCTTGCTGATGATACATAATCCCTGGACAGGTGTCGCAGGCGAAGCAAAAGACATGAGACATACAGCAGATGTGCTCGATGAAGTCAAGGAAGCTATTATTAATGCATATCAAATCAAAACCAAGCGTTCCAGAAACAAAATATCTGAAATGATGGACAATGAAACCTTTATGAGCGCAAGAACTGCTATATCGGAAGGTTTCGCGGATGCAATGTTGTATGTGGAAAACAAAGAGACTGAACCTGCAGCTATGAATTTCAGCAGACTAGCTATCCAAAACAGCCTGTCAATGACTATGGCTAAGGCGCTTGAGCAGCTAAAAGTTGTAAAGCCTGAAGCTTTTAAGGATGAGCCAAAACCAGAACCAGAACCTATCACTGAGGAACCCCGGCAAGTGCCGGTTAACCTATATAAATTAAAACTCAAGAATGTTGAAAGGAGAATGAGACTATGAACTCATTAGCTATCAAAGCGAAGCTTGAAGAGAAAATAAAGCTTCAAAAAGACCTCCTGGACAAAATAGCAAACGGCACTGCTACAGAGGAAGAAACCGCGCAGGCTAGTCAGCTTGACAAAGAAATAGACGGTTTAGAAAATTCTTACCAGCTGGCCGTAAAAGCAGAAAAGAGGGAGGCTGAAAACAAAACTCCTGTAAATGATCCTCTTTTTGCTCAACCGAAAGCAGCGGATACAGGAATAAGGGTGTTCAAAAACTTTGCTGAGCAGCTCAAAGCAGTTAAAAACGCATCTAATGGTGTAATCGACGACAGGCTTGTAAAGCTTAACAAAGAATTCCAGAACGCGTCCGGCATGAATGAAGGAATCGGAACTGAGGGCGGTTTTGCAGTCCAGACAGATTTTGCAGGACTTATGATGGATTCAGCCGCAAAAGCCGGAAACATACTCCCGCTGGTTGACAGGTACGAAGTAAGCGCCGGCTCAAACTCGGTAAAATGGGTTGAGGTTGACGAGTCTGACGTATCTACGACTGTATTTGGAGGTGTAAGGGTATACTGGGCATCCGAAGCGGCCGCAGTAACAGCAAGTAAAGCAGCTTTGGTTGAGAAGGAATTAAAGCTTGAGAAGCTCATGGGCCTTGCTTATGCTACATACGAGCTTGATGCTGATTCTAACTTTATCAGCCAACTGTATTCCAGGTCATTTGCTCTTGGGATCCAGAGAACTCTCGAAGGCGCGATAGTATCCGGTGATGGCAAAGGCAAACCTTCTGGGATAATCAACAGCGGCTCAAAAGTAACTGTTGCAAAAGAAGCAGGGCAGGCTGCCGCTACAATACTGTGGGATAACCTCTCAAAAATGTACAACAGGGCAATAAACAAAGACCAGATTTCAAGCTATATCTGGCTTGCAAACCCGGATACTGCTGAACAGTTTGATTTTATGCAGTTCCCTGTTGGTACCGGCGGCGTACCTGTATACCTTACTGCAGCAGCAGCAGGATCCGTTGCTACCTTGAAAGGCAGACCGATAGTTGAGACTGATCATTGCTCTGCTCTTGGAACAGAAGGCGACTTGATATTCACAAACCTTGCTGATTACATGCTAATCACTAAGGGTGGAGTTCAGGCTGACACCTCAATTCACGTGCAGTTCCTTGCTGCTGAAAATGCATTCAGATTCATTTTCAGAGCAAACGGTATGCCAAAGAGGAATAAAACCCTCACAATCAAAAATTCCAGCAACGCAAGAAGCAGCATAATCACGCTGGCAACCAGATAATAGCCGGGCGGCTTGACCGCCCTTAAAAAATGAAACGGAGGTAAAAGAAAAATGGCTAGAAATTTATTTACTGAAGAATACAGAAACAGAATGGTCATGGCGCTGCAGACTACAGCAAGCGCTGCTGATGACTATGTATTGCCGACAGCTGGAGTCGGAACAATTGAGCTTAAGTGCCTTGTTACCATGGGTAATGCGGCAGACTTAGTACTGACTCCCAAGACAGCAGACGATGCTGCTGGAACAAACGCAACTGCTATTGCGTCCAACGTGCCTATTTATGAAAACGGCGTAAGACAGACAGATGCCAAAGCGCACACTGTCGATGATGCAACCGGCAATTTTATTGTTACATTTGTCATCGACCCCAAAATCATACCTGATGGGAAATACATCGGTATGAGCTACGGAAACAGCAATGCATCAAACCTGATGTGCTGCGAGATAATTGAATCTGTAGCATACAAGCCAACAGCAACTTAATAGATGGGGCGTATAACCGCCCCTGATTATTGAAAGGAGGTAAGGAATAAATGCCTTACAGAGATAATCCTAATAATATGCTCGGTGTAAATACCGCCGATAATCTTTTCGACAGTTCAAATGTCGTAGCGAACGCAGACGGGAGCATGTTTGAAAGACTTGAAGAAATTCAGGAAAAAATGCCACGGTGCGTAAGCCTTGGACAGGCCGCAGCTGCTCTGACAGGTACGGCAGTGAAATTTACAATAACCGGCATTGTGGCAATCAAGCATCTTGGCGCACTTGTCACCACTGCAATACCAGCGGGCGCTAATACTTTGAAATTTCAGTTTACCCCCAGCGGTGGATCAGCTACAGACTTGTCAGCAGCTACAGACACAGCTTCAGCCGCAGCACAGCAACTGCTTCTTGTGGATGGCGTAAAAGCAACAGCACTTGTAAAAACAACCGATGTTGGTATTGGTGTTGCTGCAAATGAGCATATGCCTATTATTTTAGGTCCTGGCACGATATCAACTGTTTATAGCGCAGGAGCACCAGCAACTGGAGCGCTTACCCTATTTGTGGAATATGAACCACTGGTACCCGGAGCAAAAATTACTTAATATTTAACCTAAAGAGGGCCTGCGGGCCCTTTTAAATTTGAAAACAGAAAGGGTGAGTTAAAATGCCCTACACGGACCATCCTGATAATATATTAGGTGTTAATACAAATAACAACCTATTTGACAGTTCAAATGTAGCTGCTAATGCAGATGGCAGCATGATCGAAAGACAAGAATACATACAAGGCAAAATTGGAATTGAAACTGACTTCTGGGGCTCTAAATACACAATTCTGGGTTACTCCAACGCCGCCTACCAACACATTCACAGCCCCGCAAAATGTTATCCCACGCTTGCTAATGGAGTTACTGTCACAGGGGCAGCAGGAGCGTGGGCACTAGGCAATTTTGCAGAAATAATACCGGCAGGAACAATAACAACAGAATTTGACATACACTGGGTAAACTTTGAAGCCGTAAGCGCAAATGATGTATATGAGTTTGTATTATATGCCGGTGGCGCCGGTGCTGAAACTGAAATCGGCAGAGTACGTACTTACAAAACCTCAACAGCGGCAGGCAGTATATCCGTAGCAATACAAATACCTCCGCAACCTGCGAACACCAGGATATCTGCGAAGGTGGCAAGCTCATCTGGTAATGACAATGTTACCGTGAGCTTATTTTACCATGAATATTCGTGACGAAAGGATGATAATATATGGCATATGAATTAAGCACAAAACCAAAATCTTTAACAGGTACAGCTGCAGAACTTGCAGCAATGACAGCAGCAGAAAAATTGACCATACCTGCAGGATCAACTTACTGGGCATGGGATACAAAAGCAGGCTACATATTTGCGGCAGGGGATTGGAGGGCTGTATAAATGGGAGCATTAGAAGATTTATTAGCCCTTAAAGGTAACTCGACCTTGGCATCTATTGCGCAAGATATAACCAACTTAGAAACTCAATTAGAGGGGTTAGAAATAGTTGGAGGGTCTGGCGTTGCATCAGAGGAATTTACTGTTGAAGCAGCCCAAACCCAATTCACATTAACAAATACTGCTGGCGTAATATATGAAGTACATGTGGATGAACTCTTTCTTCCATCTAGTTCATACACCTTGAATACTGCAAAAAACGTCGCAACAGTTACAGGTCTGGAAGCGGGTCAAATAGTTGTATTGGGTTATCAGGTAGCAACTGAAAATAACGGATTGTCTCTAGGTGAAACCTCAACAACTGCTTATCGTGGGGATAGAGGTAAAACGGCATATGACCATAGTCAAACTGCGCATGCTCCTTCTGATGCTCAGAAAAATTCCGACATCACAAAGGCAGAGATTGAAGCGAAACTGACCGGGACTATCTCATCACACTCTCACGCTGGCGGAGGTAGTGGAACCAGTGGATTATACGGAACGCCTGTAGCCGAACTAACGTACAACTCAAATATTTCTTTTGCGGCAACAGCTGTAGATGTTGGCACTGACACTATTACCGCAGCGGGGCATGGAGTAACCAACGGGAAAAGACTTTGTATAGCTATTAACGAAGATGCTGGTAGCGGAATATTTACACAAGTATTCCCCGGAGGTTTAAGCGGAACTACATTATATTATGCTGTAAATTGCACCACGGATACTTTACAACTATCGTTAACTGCTGGTGGTGCTGCTGTAGACATCACAACAAACGCAAGTATGGATTTAACAAAATGTCATTTTGAAGCTAGTCCAGACCAATATGGTAATACAACTCTTGAAATAACTGGACTTACTGCGAAAAAGAAATACAGAGCTGTCTTTTTTGGAAGGTGTAGTGGCAATACAGCGGATTTTTCTCTTGCCCCATCTAATTGGACAGATGTTTCATCTGGAAACAGTGTTTGGGCGAAGGGTAATTTTATCACCAACGGTATGACTTCTTTCGGAAGTTTTTCTGTTAGAGGGTTTTGTGAGGCCTTTTTTAATACTAATTCTCGGAGATTTGCTTTTTATAAAGGAAATAGAATAGCTTACAATAACACAACGACAAACTCTAGCGGAGATATAAGCGTTTATATGTATTACACTGGTGCTGGGGGCGAAGATATAACGGCAATTAAAATGGTTACAGGTATGCTTCTAAATGGCGCAAAGCTAGAAATATACGATGCTTAAGTGGGGTGGAATATGGCTGTTAAAAACTTGAAACATGCAATTAGTCAAATAGAAAAAATATATCCTCAGTGTAAAAATTATAAAGGTTCTTTTAATTGGAGCGCATTGAGTGAACCCATGTGGAGCAATTGTGTAAAAGGTGATTACTGGATAAACGATAATACAAATGACATTAAGGCTATGCATTGTTATTTGCATTATCCCAATGATGTTATGTATTGGGATGGCACTAATATTACACCGTTACGACTACCAAAAGAAAACAATACTCCATTAAAAAACAGATATGATATATGCATTGTTGGAGGAGGAGCTGGCGGTATGGGGTGTGCTTATGCTCTAAAAGATAAAGGATACAATGTAATTCTTATTGAAAAACTAGATACCCTTGGGGGCACACACATCAATGGTGGTATACCAATACTAATTTCTTCTCCTATAACTGGAACGTGGTTTAAGACTATATGTCAAGATGCATATAACAATAATCCTCAAAAACTAGCGTTTGTATCAAGTGTTGAAGTAGGCAGTGGAACGACCTTTGAAAAGCTATGGAGAGGCGGTTTATATACAACAGCTGAAAACAATCGCGGTAGCCAGATTAACATGTCTTACTGGTGGACTTCTCAACGGTATCTAAGCGATTTGAGCGATAATATAGACATTCGTTTAAGAACCGAACTTATAGAGTCATATGTTAACGGTGACATAGTTGGAGGAATTAAAGTAAAAAACCTAGATACAGGTGAAACATACAATATTTTTGCAGAGTATTTCATTGATTGTTCTGCTGATGGCTGTTTGTGCAGGAGCGGAAAAACAATTGATGTGGATTACTTTATTGGCTCGGATTCAAAAACATTATACAATGAAGGTGCTTATGCAAATGGGTATGTAGGAGATAAATACAAAATTAATACGGTCGAAGGCGGGTATCGTGTGTTAATTGATTCTTATCTTCCCGGTGATAAAATGAGGATTGAAGACCGTACAAAATGGAAATCGTTTACTGACATAACAACTAAAGTAAACGGAAAGTCCGATAACCCCGGCGAATATTCAAGTGTAATTTCAACATCTACAGGTAATTCAATAGACCCTCATATTTTTATTGATAAAGGTAATGATTATGCGCATTCCGTGGCTTATCCAAGAAGTAAAGCGCATTTGATGGGGTGCGGATACAGTGGGAGTAAGTATGCAGAACAATGTAAGATGCTTGGAATAAGAGAGAGCTATAGAATAAAATGTGACAGAATGCTTACCCAAATAGACTGTGAAACACGTGCAACAAGTGCTAATATGGTATCGAATCATACAATTGCATTGTCAAGCTGGTATGTAGACATTCATAATGATTCTGCATTACAGAATGCTATAAACAATTCATGGCTTAACGCAGTACCTTATGAAAGTTTAGTGCCGTCAGTATTCAAGAATGTTCTTGTTGGTTCAAGGTGCTTTGGTTGCTCCCACATTGCGCAAGCTTCATACAGGCTCACTAAGGTTATGATGTCAATAGGGTATGCTTGCGGTCACGCTATAAGCCAGTGTGTTGATGATTGGTTGGATGATGTCAGGGATATTGATATTGCACAGTTACAAACCGATGTAGGCATTGCTGCATTAATGACTGAAATGGAAACTTATTTTTCAGTGTAACTACCGCATACTAGGAAGAGTTTATGTAATAATACATAACATTATGTAATAATACTTAATCACATGACAAAATCAGTAAACTGCCATATAATTACACTCATAGGGGGTGGTTGTGTGGCGGTTATGAAAATTACTATATCTCTGCAACCTGAATTGTTTGATGAATTTGTACTGTATGCAAGCCGTACAGGAGTTTCAATTTCTGGATTTGTCCAAGCGAAAATGAAAGAGTTCATTGCAGAAGAAAAGATAATGCGGGAGCTGATACAAAGCAATAAAGGAAAAGGACGTTCGTAAGAGCGTCTTTTTATGTAGCAATTAATATTAATCTATAAATATACATAATAATATTAAAAATTACATAATTTACCAATTAGGAACATATGACGCAACAGAGAGCCCCAGAAAACCGGGCTCTTTTTATTTTACACAAAAAGGCAGGTGAGAAGATGTACAAAATAATAACTCCCGTTGCAACCGAGCCAGTCAGCTTGGCAGAAGTCAAGCAGCAGCTAAGGCTCAACTCAGGAAGCCCTGCTGACGATGTAGTCACATACCAGAGCTTGGCACCGGCAAGCAGGGCAGCGAATACATACACTGGTACCGCGGTTGACGTGCTTGGCAAGACCGCAATAGTAAATCTCAACTCCGGCACAAACCAAGCCACAGGCACAGTGGATGCGCACATCGAGGAGTCAGACGATAACATAACATTTACTGACTGGACAGGCGGCACGTTCACCCAGGTAACCACGGCTAACGATAATGCTGTATACGAAAAGCAGTACACAGGTGCAAAGCAGTATATCCGTGTTGTTGCAGTGGTAGCGCTGGCAGCATGTGAGTTTGGTGTTGATGTGGTTGTGTACTCTGGAGACACGGCAGAGGATACCTTGCTTGCATCGTACATAACTGCAGCTAGGGAGTACGGTGAGGATATAACCCGGAGGGCATTTGCTACGCAGACCATAGAGATGCTGTTGGACGAGTTCCCGGCAGAGGATTATATTGAACTATCCATGCCACCGCTGCAAAGTGTTACCAGCGTTAAGTATAAGGACTCAGCAGGAACAGAGACAACAATGACTGCGACAACAGAGTATCTGGTTGATACCGACAGCAACATCGGGAGGGTAGGTTTGCCGACTGGCGTAAGCTGGCCGTCCTTTATACCATACCCGTTCAATCCTATCAAGATAAGGTATGTAGCAGGCTACACAACTTTGCCGAGTATGCTTAAAAATGCCATACTACTGCACATCGGATACATGTATAAATACAGGGACTCAGGAATACCTGCGGAGGATATGAAAGCCGTTAATAATCTGTACAATATGCGTAGAGCGGGGTGGTTCTAATGGTTAATGCAGGAGAGCTTGACCAGCAAATCACCCTCCAGCCGCTCACTGTTACAAGAGGCGCGGACGGATCAGTTACAAAAGACTATTCGCAGTCAAATGTCAACGTGTGGGCGCAGTACATAGCTCAGTCCGGGCGTGAGTTTTACGCAGCACAAAAGCAGAATGCCGAGGTTCAGGCAGCTTTTAAAATCCGCTACCGCTCCGGCATAGACACAAAATGGCGCGTGAAGTACGGCAATCGTTATTTTGAAATACTGTTCATCAACGATACCGGCAAGCGGCAGGGCGAGCTTATGCTGGCGTGTAAGGAGGTGGTGTAGTGTGGAAATAGAAGAGGCTATTGTGACAAGGCTAGCCGCTCAGGTACCTAGTCTAAGTGGCAAGATATACCCGGCATTTGATGCACCTGAAAACATACCGCTGCCGTACTGCACTTACCAGCGCATAAGCACAAGTAGATATGAGACTCTCACGGAAGCCGGTTCATTTGAGCCGGTTTTTCAGTTTAATATCTACAACACCACTTACACCAATATGCGCTCGCTCCGAAAATCTGTCCGACAGGCTTTTGAAGATGTTCTTGGCGAATACGCTGCCGGGGCGCCGTACGTTCAGAGAGTAACAATAGAATCTGAGTTTGACGGCTACGACACCGAAACCGATGCCCATAGTGGCATTTTGGAAATATCATTTTTCTATAACTAGAAAGGGGGCATACATAAAATGCCAAATGCAAAAACAGGAAATAGCACTACAATACAGATAGGCGCAACCACAATAGGTGATGTAGTCAGCATAGGCGGTGTGAGCATAGCCACAGATGCGATTGAGGTCACAACACTTGCCAGCACCATGAAAGAATTTATTCCAGGACTACAGGATGCCGGAGAAGTAACAATCGGGGTTAATTTTTACACCGGGGATGCTGGGCAGCTGGCGCTAAAAACAGCAGCGCTTGCCAAAACGACTGACACTTATATAATTACTTTCCCGTCAACCATTGGAGCCACATGGACATTCTCGGGCTTTATTACAGCCTATGGAACTGGGGAAATAAATAATGAAGTTGTGTCGGCAGAAATTACGGTAAAGATTACTGGTTCTCCAACGCTTGGCTTGACAACCTCAGGCGGCTTGACAGCTCTTTCACTCACTGCTGCTGGTGGCACTCTTGTACCTTCGTTCAGTGCATCGCTCAGGTCGTATGTATTCAGCGGCGTATCTGCTTCCAGCGTAACAGTAACACCGACAGCAGCATCACACACTATTAAGCTTTACATTGATGATGTGTACAGCCAAGACATAACCAGTGGAGCTGCATCAAGTTCAATCTCTCTGACAATTAACGTAAGCAAGAGACTTACTCTCATATGCTACGAGGCAGCCAAAACACCTATCACTTACAACATTGTAGTGGTAAAGACCGCTTAATTTTAATCGAATGGAGGCAGGGCGGCTAATCACCGCCCTACGTTTTTATGGGAAAACAATTTACATCAATACAGTTGGACAAAGCAAGAAACCTAAGATATGGCATGAGGGCACTTGACAGGATAGAGGATAAGCTTGAAAAGCCACTCTCAGAAGTGAGCATGAACAAGCTTACTACAAAACAGCTTGCGGTATTCATATGGGCAGGATTGGCACATGAAGATCCGGAGCTGACTCCTGAAAAAGTTATGGACCTAGTGGACGAATATTCCGACATTAAAACTGTTTCGGAAATTCTAGGCAAGGCAATACAAGAATCTTTCGGAAAAAACGTGTAGAGGGCGGCTCTGATAGTAAATGGGACTGGGATGAATTAATAAAAGGAGCTGCCCGAATCGGCTTAAAGCCCGACGAGTTCTGGAATATGACACCGTTGGAATTATTTTTGTATTCCGAAGGTTATGCAGAAAAAGAAAAAGAAGCAAATAAGTTGGCATTGACTCAGGCATATGCTTCTGCCGTGTGGTCGAGAGCAAAGAAAATACCGAAACTGGAAACTATTTTGAAGGGCATGGACAAAAAACCTAAGAAGAAAAAGCAATCTGCAGAAGAGCTTCTGGAAACCATAAAGGCGCTTAATATTGCGTTTGGAGGTACATGATGCCGCGAGTTTATGTGGAAGTTGAAGGGCTAAAGGAAGTAATAGCAGGATTTAAAGCTATGGGGGAAGATGGGAAAAAAGTATTGCATGAAGCTGTAAATATTGGCGCTGAAATGCTTGCACCAAAGATACGCGAGAACACTCCTGTTGGAACAGAGGATGATCAACACCTTAAAAATAACATCAAGCCTAAAAAAGCAAAGAAAAAGAAAACTGTAAAACAAACGGCGCAGGTACAAGTGGGAAGCAATAAAACTGACTACGCATTCCATGTCGAAACAGGTCACAGGACAAAGTCAGGCAAGACTATACCAGCTAACCCCTTTGTGCGCCGGGCGGTTGATGCCGCATCTGATGAAGTAGCAATCAAAGTAGTAAGTCACATTTTAGATAGAATTGGGGTGTAACCATGGCAAAAGGCAGCAATAGAATAAGAACGGTAAACGTGGCTATTACCGCCAATATAAGCGGACTCGAAAAACAACTTAAAAAGGCTCAGAAATCTTTGCGCGATGCGAGCAAAAATTTAAAATCTATTGGTGAAGCCTTTTCTAAAAATGTAACAGTTCCTATAGTTGCAGTTGGCACGGCTCTTGCCGCTATGACTCTTAATGCCGCAAAAGCAGCAGACGACCTCAACGACCTGTCAAGCATCACGGGTATATCCACAACGCAGCTGCAGGAAATGTCATACGCCGGTACTATTTTGGGGACTGACCTCGAAACCATGACCAGTGCACAGACCAAGCTCACCCGGTCGGTATTTGAGGCTACGAAGGGCAATAAGGAGGCAATAAAAGCATTCCAGGAGCTTGGTATACAAATTTATGACAACAACGGCAATTTAAAGGACGCCAACACGATTTTCTGGGAAGTCCTTGACGCTCTGGGCAAGATAGAAGACCCTATTTTAAGAGACGGTCTTGCCATGCAGCTAATGGGTAAGTCGGCACAGGAGCTTAACCCGCTAATTAAAGCCGGCTCAGAGGAAATTAAAAAGTACATGGAGCAGGCTGAAAGACTGGGGCTTGTATTGGGCCCGGATCAAGTTAAGCAGCTGGCAGATCTAAACGATGCGTGGGATACTTTAAAGCTTCAATTTGCCGCAGCGGGCTCTGCTATTGCCGCACAGCTGGCACCATATTTATTGCAATTATTTCAAACACTGTCAAGCTATATTCCTAAAGTAGTAGAGTTTATTCAGGGACTAATTGACAAGTTCCTTGCACTCGACCCCGGTACGCAAAAATTTATTTTAACTCTTGTTGGCATAGTGGCGGCTATCGGGCCCTTGCTTCTTGCTGGCGCCGCTCTTGCATCAGCCATAGCGTTTATTGCTACGCCTGTAGGGCTTGTTGTGGCAGCAATAGTTGGGCTTATAGCTATAGGTACACTCTTGTATCTCAACTGGGATACTGTATGCAAGTGGTTTAAGGATTTATTGGCGAATACATGGGCGAATATAAAGCTAAACATCGAAACTGATTGGAATGCTATAAAATGGTTTTTTACAACGATATGGAACGGAATAAAAACTGTAGCCACGACTGTATTTAATGCAATCAAAGGCTTTTTTGAAAAATGGGGCCCAACCATACTTACTGTTTTAGGGGGGCCGATTGGCATAACTGCAGCATTCATAATCAAAAACTGGGAAACTATAAAGAGCGCTTCTATTACAATATTTGAAGCGGTCAAAAGTGCTATAGTAAGTATCTGGGATGGTATTGTAAACGGAATAAAATCTGCGGTAAATACTATAACAGGCATAGTAAATGGGGTCATGAGCACAATTGCAGGGGTAATAAATGCAGCCGCGTCGATTGCAAATATAATTCCCGGCGTTAAGGTTCCGGAAATTAAAGCTCCTCAAATCCCTAAAATGGCAGAGGGTGGAATACTAACAGCTCCTCAGCTTGTCATGGCAGGTGAAGCGGGACCAGAAGCAATTATTCCTCTTGACAAGTTGGGCGACATCAGCTCCAAACCCACCATAGTACAAGTAATCCTTGACGGCAGAGTAATACAGGAGTACATGGACAGAGGGCTTGGAAATAGTCTTGCAGCTTTTGGAGGTGCGTGATGGCTTATACTGTGGAAATATACGACCCTTCAACCACCACAACCTATGATATAACTGCAAGGACAAAACTGATTCAAATATCCGAAGTACTCGATTCCGGCGTGACTAGTTACAAGGTAGAGTGTCGTGCAATCACGGCAGTCCATTTTTTCCATAGGCTCACTGTCAAGAGCGGATTGACTACTGTCATAACCGGCATAATAGTTGACCAGTCCGACAGAGATGCTGGCGGTGATAAGCAAACAGTATTTACTTGCCAGGATTATGGATATTTCCTGACAAAACGCATTATCGCAGAGTCTTACACAAATAAAACGGCTTCTTACATGCTTAGTGCCCTCATAACAAAATATTTTACGGAGGGCACTGGCACAAATATAGACAGCTCCACAGAAACAATTGCTGAGGCAAAGTTTACCTATGTCTACCTTAAAGATGCCATAGAGTACATAATGGGCATGAGCTATGACTGGCATTATTATATCGACAAAAACAAAGACTTTCATTTCTTCTACCAGTCCGAAAGCACCGGCACAACCTTGACTGCGGCAAAGCTTAAGCTTGCCACACTGCAGGTTGACTATGAAGGGATAGATCACTTTAACCGGGTATGGATAGTCGGGCGCAAGCAGCCAGCATCATCAGCAATCGATGTGTACTACACGGCTGACGGCAGCCAGAAATACTTTGGTCCACTGCCGTATGAACCGTCGAGCCTGGCGATATACTTCACGCCGACCGGATTACCAGAATACCAGCTTACTGTAGTATCCCAAGGCTCCGACATTACCGATGCTGAGGGCGTGTACAATGCAAAAAACCGTACATTTTATCTTGTGGACCCATCTTTTTATACCGGCAAGCTTCGGGCAAACTTCAAGCCCATGCAACAGTTCATAGAGTATTTTGAAAACAACTCAGACAAAACCCTGTACGGCTTAATGGAGAAAGCCATAAAAAATAAGGACGTAACCAACAAGCTTGAGGCAAGGCGATACGGCAAAGCAGAAGTTCAGAAAGCAAGCGCAGTAAAGAGAACGATAAAATTTGCCAGTGACCATGCTGATGTAATTGCCTGTACGATAGGTCAGAAAATTATTATGAGCGTGGTGCAAAGCCCATGGAACATAACCGGTAATTTTTTAATAACCAGAATCGACCGCACGATAAGACCCGAAATTAACTATACCACAGTGTCATTGGAAACGGAGGAGATATAATGTCACTTACGGAAAGAGTGTCTGACCTAACAAGGCGAGTAGGAGCTCTGGAGAACGCTGAACTTGAAGAATCCGACTCCATACCGCTAATAAGCAAGATATTTAAGACCGTTAATTGCACTCCGATATACTGTGACACTACTCTTGCCTGTAACACTACCCTTGCCTGCGACGACGACGCAGCGGGAATAGTTTCTACCCTTGCCGAACAGCTTACCCACATCGGTATTGGTACAGGCGCAGCTCCGGGAGTCGGGGACACATTGCTTGCAGATGAAGCGTATAGGAAAATAATTGTCGACCCTGTCATCGTGGATAACACATATGTTGCTTCTGTGTTTTGGGACGAAAGTGAAGCCAACGGAGCGACTTATACCAACGCTGGTATATTTTTATACGGCACAGACACCGTGGATACGGGGACTTTGTTTTTTGGCGATGCAATAAATCAGGAAAAGGACTCAACTAAAAATCTTACAATCGGCGTTGAAATAACCGCCGTGGAGGTGTAAAAATGAATACATATACTGAGACTACATGGGTAAACGGATCAACGAAACTGTCAGCCGCAAATATGAACAATATAGAGGACGGTATAACCGCCGTAACGAATGAAGTAATCGCCATTGAAGCCTCTGCTAATTATGCAGGCGGCTTAATTTATGCTTATAAAAATATAGGAGGTGCATTATAGTATGCCAGCTAACACAACACCCATTTTCCCATTGACTCCAAAAATAACATGGGGTACAGTAGCCACAGCTAACACCGCAAAGGACGGTACCGGCACGGTGGTAACAGTATTTACCGGGGGCACGAACGGCAGCAGGATAGACCAGATAAAGGTTAGAGCGCTGGGGACTAACACAGCAACGGTGATAAGATTTTTTGTTAACAACGGCTCAACCAATACCACAGCTACAAACAACTCGCTTATTCA